TGATGGATGAGTACGGCTCTATGAAGTCAGAGGTATGGGAGACAATTATCAGACCTGCTCTAGCTGACCAGAAGGGTTCTGCATTGTTTATAGGTACTCCTTATGGTAGAAATCATTTCTTTGATTTATACAACTATGCTAATGACAGCGGAGATGAAGAGTTTAAAGCATGGCATTTTAACTCATTTGATAATGATTTATTAGACCCTAAAGAGATAGAAGCAGCTAGAAAGTCTATGTCTAGTTATGCTTTCAGACAAGAGTTTATGGCTTCTTTTGAAGCTGCTAGTGGTGGTTTATTCAAAGAAGACTGGATACAGTTTGATGAGGAAGAACCAGAAAGAGGTAGATGGTATATAGCTTGTGATATTGCAGGATTCTCTGACGTAGCTCATGCTAACACTGCTAGAAAGAAAAGACTAGACCAAACCGCTATAGCAATAGTTAAAGTGGATGAAGACAGATGGTGGGTTCGTAGTATAGAACATGGTCGCTGGGATATTAAAAAGACTGCTTCTAAGATATTTCAGGCAGTAACAGACTTTCAACCTCTGTGCGTAGGAATAGAAAAAGGTATTGGTAAAAATGCAGTAATGGGTTACTTGTCAGACATGATGCGTCAATACAACACTTACTTCAGAGTAGAAGATGTAACTCATGGAAACAAGAAAAAGATTGATAGGATTACATGGTCACTACAGGGTAGGTTTGAGCATGGTAAGATAACTCTGAACAAAGGCTCATGGAATAGTGAGTTCTTAGATCAGTTGTTACAGTTTCCTAACCCACAGGTACATGATGACCTAATAGATGCACTATCATACATAGAACAAGTACAGATACCAGAATACAACGTGTATTACGAAGAAGAAGAATATGAACCACTAGACACAGTAACAGGCTATTAAGATGGAAAAATTAGTAGAAGAAACGTACAGACAATATCCAAACTTAGATCAATATTTAGACCCTAAAAATATTATATTTAATCTAGGTAAAGAAAAAGATTATTTTTTGGAGCAATGGGTAGCAGGAGAGCCTGGCAGCAAAGAGTCTCCTAGACCTAAAGAAATACCATTAGATGAGTCTGGTATTGAGGTATATAAAGAAAGCACTAGACCTATAGATATTGTAGGAGATATTGTTTCCCATACTTTAGTAGAAACAGACCCTGATTTTAAAGCAGTATACGATAAATTTAAACAGTCTCTTCAGCCTGGTCAGATGGAGAAGAGGTATCAAAAACATAAAGAATTTGGTGAAAAAAGACCATTTGAGTTATGGTCTAAACGAACAGGTATACCTGAATTATTTAGAGGTTATACGTTTAATCAGTTTGGTAATGCTTCTGCTGAAGACTTAATAAATGAAGGTTTATATACACCGCAACAAATACAAATACTAAATGAAGCAAAACAATTAATAAGGAACAAGTTACAAACAGAACAAGTAGAAGATATACTAAGCAATCCGCTCACAGAATCAACTACAGAGTAGTATACCGTTATGTCTACCACCCTAGGAAAACAATATGAATAATGAAAGTTACACAGTAAATCCTCTAGTATCATGGGTACTAGGTCAATGTGATCAATGGAAAGTACACAGAGATACAAACTATCTTGACAAGTGGCAAGAGTATGAAAGACTCTTCAGAGGCATCTTTGATGCTGCGGATAAAACCAGAGATTCTGAAAGAGCCAAGATTATCACTCCTGCACTGCAACAAGCAATAGAGTCCCACACAGCAGAGATAGAAGAGGCTGTGTTTGGTAGAGGTGAGAAGTTCTTTGATATTACGGATAACCTGATAGACCCACAGAAGATTGATATTCAATTAATCCGTAATCAGATGCTTGAGGACTTCAAGAAAGGTAACGTAAGAAAAGCAGTATCTGACATCATTTTGTTATCTGCAATCTATGGTAATGGTATTGGTGAGATCATTGTATTTGAAAAGAAAGAGCTAATACCAGCTATGCAACCAGTAGTAGAGATGGGTATCACAGCAGTAGGTGTACAAGAGAAAACAAGGTTTTGTGTAGGACTAAAACCAATCACACCATACAACTTCTTGATAGACCCCTCTGCAAGCAACGTACAGGAGGCTCTAGGCTGTGCTATTGAAGAACTGGTATCTATCCATTCTGTAGTATCAGCAATGGAGTCAGGAGTCTATGAGACAGTCCCAGACCTATCTCAGTATGCAATAGAGACTGATTTAGAACCATCACAAGAAGTATCTGACTATCAGGAAAATAGAGTTAAGCTTCTACGATACTACGGACTCATACCAAAGTATATGTTGGATAATCAAGATGACTCAGAGAAGTTTGAAGAAGTATTCAACAAGCAAGCAGATGAGTATGGCACTCAGGCGGCAGACTACAGCGATCTGGTAGAAGGTATTGTAGTCATAGCAAATGATCAGTATTTACTTAAAGCAGAAGAGTCGCCATACATGATGAAAGATAGACCTATCGTTTCTTTCCAGAATGATAGTGTTCCTAATCGTTTCTGGGGTCGTGGTATTGCTGAGAAGGGCTACAATATGCAAAAAGCTATTGATGCTCAGGTACGATCACATCTTGACAGCGTAGCACTAGCTACAGTACCAATGATGGCTATGGATGCTACTAGATTACCTAGAGGTGCTAAATTTGAGGTAAAACCTGGTAAAACTATTCTTACGAATGGTAACCCAGCAGAGATTCTTTATCCATTTAAGATAGGTTCAGTCGATGGTTCTAATATTAATACTGCTACTTCTTTTATGAATATGCTACTTATGGCTACAGGAACAATAGATAGCTCATCATTACAAGCTATGACTACAGCAGAAGGAGCTGGATTATCTGTAGCATTGTCATCAATCATAAAGAAAAACAAGAGAACACTAATAAACTTCCAAGAACAGTTCTTGATACCTTTTGTAACTAAGTCTGCACACAGGTTTATGCAGTTTGACCCAGAGAGATATCCTGCACAAGACTTTATATTTACGCCTTCTAGTAATTTAGGTATTATAGCTAGAGAGCATGAGCAGATGCAGTTTATGAATTTATTAAAAACACTAGGTGCAGAGTCACCAATCGTACCTTTAGTTCTGTCTGCGATCATAGAAAACTCTAGTTTGAACAACAGAGAGCAGCTAATACAGCAACTACAGCAGATGATGCAGCCTAATCCACAGGAAGCACAGTCACAACAAGCTGCTGCACAGCTAGAATTGCAAAAAGCACAGCTAGAATTAGCAGATTTACAAGCTGATGTACAGCTAAAACAGGCTAAAGCACAGGGTGAAGCGGTAGAAACACAGTTAAAACCAGTAGAAACACAAGCTAAAGTAGCTGCTAGTGCTTCTAAGTACTTAGGAGACACTGATGACCCAACAAAAGAGTTTGAAAGACGTATAAAACTAGCAAATGTGGCTCTAAAAGAGAAAGATATTGATACAAAAGCACGAATTGCAGAATTACAACTACAAGCATCAAGAAATACTTGACTTTTACAAAAAAGTATGCTATAATCACGCATTAATAAAGCAAAAAACGTGCCAATGGATAAAAAATTATTAGATTACTATGATAACCGTTTTGCGATGATGTCTTCTAAGGGTTGGAAAGACCTTATGGAAGATTTACAGAAGATGTATGATGAATACAATAGTATTCAAAACTGTGAAACAAATGAAGAGTTTCATTTTTCTAAAGGACAAGTAGATATACTAAAATATATGTTAGGACTAAAGGATATGTCTGAAAAAGTATATGAAGACTTGTGTGCAGAAGAAGAACAGAGTTATACAAACACATAATGACTAGAAGAATATTTGAGTTTCAATGTAATAATTGTTCTAATGTATTTGAACAATACATTGATGACTCATTAAAAACAACTAAATGCCCTATTTGTGGTTCTGAAGCTACACGCATAATCAGTAAACCAAGAATAGACCTAGATGGTTGTTCAGGTGATTTTCCTACTGCTGCTGACGCATGGGTTAGACGCAGAGAAAGTCACATGAAGTATGAGAGAAAGATGGGCATAGGTCAAGAGTATAGTAGTATGGGATAAGGTTAGACCCCCATTTAAAGTGTCTTTCCTAAAATGTCAACTGACACAGGAGAGTATAGTGGCTGAGTTTGTAGAAGAAGTAGAAGATAAGAAAGAAGAACCACAGCAAGAAGAAGTAAAAGCTGAAGAAGTTAAATCAGAGATTCCTGAGAAGTATAAGGAGAAAACTATTGAAGACGTTATAGCTATGCACCAGGAAGCTGAGAAGTTAATAGGCAGACAAGGTACAGAGTTAGGAGAACTTCGCAGGGTTGCTAATTCTTATGTTCAAAGTCAACCGCAAGCAAAGCAAACAGAAGTCAAAGAAACTAGTGATGATGATTTTTTTGCTAACCCTAAACAGGCTGTAGACAACGCAATACAAAATCATCCTAAGATCAGAGAAGCAGAACAGCTAACCCTAGAAATGCAAAGGTCGAAAGCTCTTTCATCACTGAAAGAAAAACATCCAGACTTTACAGAGATTGTAAAAGATCAAGGGTTTCAAGACTGGATAGGTAATTCTAAAGTAAGAGCAGAGTTATTTGCTAGGGCTGATCGTAGGTATGATTATGATGCTGCTGATGAGCTTATTTCTACATGGAAAGAAAAAAAACAGATTGGCAGTAAAACTGTAGAAATGGAGAAACAGGCTAGATCACAAGACATCAAGAGTGCTACTACAACTGTATCAAGCGGTAGCGGAGAAGCACCGTCCAAGAAAATCTTTAGACGTTCTGACATACAAAAACTTATTAACAGTGACCCTGCGAAATACGAATCTTTGTACCCTGAAATAGTAAAAGCGTATGAAGAAGGGAGAGTAAGAGGGTGATATTTTAGAAAAGGAATTTAAAAATGGGTTTAGGTACTAATCATGTAGTTAATTCAGAAGTCAATACCGCAGGTTTTATACCTGAGGTTTGGTCAGACGAAATAATCGCTGGCTATAAGAAAAATCTTGTAGCTGCTAATTTAATTAAAACAATGAACATGAAGGGCAAGAAAGGTGATGTAGTTCACTTTCCAGCCCCAGCAAGAGGTTCAGCTTCAACAAAGGCTGCTGAAACAGAGGTAACTTTGATTCAAGAGTCTGGTACAGAAAAGACTGTAACAATTAACCAACACTATGAATATAGTCGTTTAATTGAAGATTTTGCAGAAGTACAGGCATTGACTTCATTAAGACGTTTTTATACAGATGATGCTGGTTATGCACTAGCTACCAGAGTAGATACAGACGTACTTTCTCTAGGTAGGCAGTCACAAGCTGGTTCTGGTAGTGCTGCTTATGACAAAGGTTTTCTAGGTGGTGATGGTTCTACATTCTATGTAGCTGCTAGTAATAACGAAAGTGCTATTACCGATGCAGGATTTAGAAGAGCTATCCAGCGTCTTGATGATCAAGATGTTCCTATGGATAATCGTAACTTTGTCATACCTCCTGTAGCTCGTAATGTAATGATGGGTCTATCACGATTTACAGAGCAAGCATTTACAGGTGAAGCTGGTAATGCTAATACCATTAGAAATGGTCAGATTGGTGACATATATGGTATTAAAGTATTTGTATCTACCAACGTAGACACAACTTCTGGTTCTGGCGGTGCTAGAGTATGTTTATTGTTCCATCCTGAGTTTGGAGTATTGGTTGAACAATTAGGTGTTCGTGTTCAAACACAATACAAGCAAGAGCATTTAGGCACGCTCTTAACTGCTGATACCTTATATGGTACTGGTGAGTTAAGAGATAAGTCTGCTGTTGCTCTTATTGTTCCAGCTTAATTTTAATAACAGGGTTGGCTCTAGCAGTCAACCCTTTTCTTTATAAGGATGAATAATGGCTACAGTAAAAAGAGGACAACATAGACAGTTTCAGGGAGCTTTCTCTGATACTT